GCTCCATCATCATAAAATTTGTTGATGATCTCAACAACATCAGCAAGGACTTGTAATACAAGAGTGCCATCGAAGTTGGAGAAGTCTCCAGCAATAACTTTGTGACCTTTGCTCATCAATCTCTTAGCAGTTCTTGTCCAATCGTAAGAATACACATTGGTGCCAATAGAGATCTCATTGTCTATGCGGTTTCTTGCACAATGAGCAGCAAAGCCCAGAAAGTACTTACGAAAAACCAGTGTGAAATCCATCGGTCCAGCCGAAAAGACACGGGTTTTTCCCATTAGCACTTTCTCTATGGGACGTCTTTCATCTTTTAGGGTATCACCCCAGATTGCAGGAGAACGTTCATTGTTAATGGCTCGGGCTATAATCTCATTCATCTGACGTTCTAGGTCGGAATCAAGTTTATACTCTTCAGTGCCAAGCCAATACATTTTGCCAGGAAATCCTTTCTTATAGCGAACCCAGGGAAAGCCAGGTGAAGATTTGCGGTTGATAGGGCCTACAAATTCATCTCCTTCATATCCAGTGACAGCTTCCATGTTTGACAAAACTCGTGCATGTTCAGCTGCGATGTTCGAATTCACAATGCGTTCAACGTCGTTAATAGCGGCGGCAAGTTTCTTTTCATCAAGATAGGGTGGAATGTTTCCTGCCTTCTTGAGTCCTTGATACATTGGATCCACTACTATTCCTTCGACCCTCACCCATCCAAGTGCAGCAGGAGCTGTATTTGGTTCGGTAACAAGGCCATGGACAGTACTAGGTCGAAGCTTAGTGCTTTTAGCTGAGCCAATAGGAAATGCAGATTTGCCAGCAGGGACAAAATTTCCTTCGGGTAGCCGCACATTCTCTACTGGAGTAACTATATCTGTCAGATCAAGTTTGATTTGAGCACTAAGGCTAATCTCCTGTAAAGCTCGCGAAATGTCGGTGGCATTTAATGGGGTGGCAACACCAAGATTTCTAGTTCCTGCAACATGCATGCCGATGATTTTGCGTGCAAGGCCTGAACTAACTGCCATTAAAATAGAACCGCAATCACCATCTTTAGTCTCAAAGCCAGTGTA